CAATTGCCCATTCATATGCTTCCTTGGCTTTTGCAATTACTTCACGCTGATAGTCGTGCCATTTAATATCAATGTCACCGTGTTCCAGTGCATTAATTTCGATTGAGTTCTGTCTATTCTTTTCGTCCTGCAGGCGTGTTTCGCGATATGTAAACTGTTCTCCAAACTCCTTTGGATCAGCATAGCGTTGGCTAAACTCTTGAAAAGAGAAAGAACGATGTCGCACAATTTGATGTGCAATATCACGTGTGGTATCAATTTCTAAACAAGCACTAACCATTTCAAGCGGTGACCAGTGTGCATGTTTAATCAAATAGTTGATTAATTTTTCGCTTGTTTCTTTGTTCATTTGATTGCTTGGATTTGAAACTCTTGCACAGTAGGCAATAAGTTCTTGGCAATCGTTTAGATCTAAATCTTCAGGTGCTTTTGAATAAGAAATTAATTTTACACTAGTCATCTTTTTTGTTTTTTCCTTGTCTTTTAATTTTAAAATTTACTTTTTTAGTAAATGCATCTCTTGATTTGTTAACGCTTTCTTGTAATTCATTAAGCATAACACTAAAATCTATTGTGTCAATGTTTTCTTTGTGTAGTGTAATTAATTGATTTACTTTGGCGGTTGCCATATCAAGCGACTTAGACTTTTTTACAATATCTTGTACGTCTATGATATATTTTTCGTTTGTTTTGAGATTTAGTATTAGATGCTTCAAATACCTAATGGGAAGACTTTCAATATTAATAGTACTTAAAACGTCTTCCCAATTAGGATCGAAGTTTGATTCATCTACATATAGTTTTCCGCGTGGACCTTTGTCCATTATGCATCAACTTTTTTCCTAGTAGAAGTTGCCTTTTTAGAATCAGCAGGCGGATCCATTTCATCTGCTCTGCGTCTTAATGATACAACTTCTTTATATAACTGATCTGCTCTTGCTCTATAGTTTTTAGCAATAGTTTTCTTATCACCTTCTTCGTCTTGTTCAGAATCAGGTTTAATAGCAAGTTCAGAAATTTCAACACCTCTTTGTTTTGCAATTTCTTCGTTAAGTTTATCTAAAGAAATCCAAGTTTCACGTTGTGGTGTTGGTGTCATTGTAATATCTTTAGTATCAACTTTAACTAGAAATCCTGCTCTACTTAAAGTGCTCAAAATGTTAGTACCATCTGCAAATTTTCTTACAGCAAGTACAGTAGCCACCTCATTAGCATCTTGTCCGTTGTTTGATTCAACAACTTTAAACAATTCGTCATGCCATGATGGATTTAATTTTTCCACTGGAATAACCAATGCACTGTAAGGATCATTTGGAATTGTACGATAAGCAATGACAACTTTTTTATCTTTGACATTACCTACGTGTTTGATTGCTTGTGCCATAAATGTCTCCTATTAGGCCTTCGGCGCTTCTGCCGGTGCCTCTGGTTTTCCCTCTTGTTCTGCTGGCTTCACTGCATCAAGGAACTGTGTTAGTCTATTGTAAGTATTTCCTACAACAGCCATTTCAGCCGCCTTAAATGTACCACGTGAACTAGCAACATCGATAATAGTTTTAATAGCCTGTAAGTCAGAAATTGTTAGGTCCGGACTAGCAGGATTCGCTGGGTTAGCAGGATTATTTGGATCAGGTTTAACTTGATCAGCACCTGGTTCTGCTTTCGGTGCTTCTGTGTTTTTAACTTCTTCGGTCATATATAGAATCTCCTTCGTACAATTAATTATACAATTACAACTTGGTCGTCGGCTAGAACTGAACACGCTAGACTGAAATATGACAGTTCTGAGCCCTTTTCGAAGCCAATTTGGTAAACATTTTCCAATTTGTTATCTACTAGATGTAGCATTTCGGTTACAGCAAACCTACCATCGAGGTTATTGTAGATCCAATTTCGAATCTCGTTAACTGTTCTTTCTCCATGCCAACTACTAATTTTAACATTTATTTTTTGGAAATGAATAGGCATAGTTTCGACTTCTCTAATGTCTAACACATTTAACGGATTAGGTCCGTTCATTAGCAGTTTCATTATGCCGCCTCTTTAGCATCATAATAACAAGTGATACCATGTGGTGCTTCAATTGAAGTGTCCGAGTGAATTACCCAAACTGTTTCACAGTAATTCTCGTCACCCCAATTCCATGAATAACCATCTGTGAACACTAAAAGTTTCTTAGGAGTAATACCTTGTTCTTTCATGTATTCCCAGTTAGCATTAAAGTCAGTACCGCCACCGCCAGCAAGTTCATACTCCTCAATAGTTTCTCCACTGTCTGGAGTAAAGTCTTGATCGTTATAAACTTCAGTGTCAAAGCACCATACTTTAATTTTGTAATCATCATATTGATCACAAATACCTTTTACTTCACTTAGGAAGTCACGTGCTTCTTTACTACCAATTGAACCTGACATATCTAGTGCAATAGCAATGTCGATAGTGTCATCAAAGTCCATACCTGGAAGTACTGCTGATGTGTGCCAACCTTTACGTGAAGGACGCATGAATGAATAGTTGCTCTTAATAGTAGATTGAATCTGCTGATTAAGGATTTCACGCCAGTTCATCTTAGGTTCAGTAAGTTCTTTAATGATACGTTGTACACCTTTAGGAACATTACCAACACCTGCGGCCTGTGCAGATGAAATCATTGCTTCTTTCATTTCATCACGTATTTTACGTAATTCTTCTTTTGTATATGTAGGCTGTCCGCCTTTACCTTTTTTCTTTTTAGTTTTACCGTTAGGACCTTGGCCTTTGCCTTTTTCCCAATCGATGTGTTCGTCAAGAAGTTTACCTAGTTGATCAAGTTGTTCTTGATCATACTTTTTAAAGATATCGTCATACACAGCCTCCGATGCCCAACCATAGTATTTTGGATCATGAAAGGGTTTAACCTGTGTAATTACTTCACCAATGTTATGACGAATTAAATCACCGTTAACGCAATAGTCAGCGGCGATGTTATAAATTTGTGGTTCACGGTCATCACGTCGTGTAAAGTGATCATATACACAATGTAGGATTTCATGACCAAATAAGAATTCAGTTTGTTTTTGTGAAAGTTCGTTTACAAAGTTTTCATTATAATAAAATTTACGACCGTCTGTTGCGGCAGTTGCACACCAATCTGTTGCATCTTCGATTACTAAACGTGTGGCTAAATTGCCAAAGAAAGGCTGTCGGATAAGCAGAGCAATACGTGCCGTTGTTAATTTTTCTTTTACTTTGGCTCCGTCGATTGATGGATTGCGATCATAGATCTTACCATCTATCATTGTTTGTTCTACTGCTGTTGTTTCTTGACTCATTTTACCCTTCCTTTCTAACTAACTATAATTATATTATAGCATCAAACTGGATTTTGTCAACCGTTTTTTGGAACCCATAATCCAGGATAACCTTCCAAAAGTCCGGTATCTTCCCAACGTCTGCCCGATTCTTGCATATTAAGAAATGGATATTTTCCTTCTTGTTCAACATAAGCCTTAACAAATGCCTCTTCGATTGTGTGAAAATCCACAGGCATTTTTTTAGTTTCGTCGCCGTGCATTGTAGGAATAGTAACTTCTACTAAAGGTGCCCATACAGCATAAACTTCAACCGTTTTACCTGCATTAATTGAATTCATAATATGATGCCATACACAATAAGTTCTAGCACTCATACCTTTAGCAAATCCTGAAAAGTAAGCATCGTATGTTCCTTTGATACCACCTTTTGCTTGACTGCCACCTAGTTTGTGAATTTCTCCGTCAACACATAACGCATAAACACGGCCTCGTTCGTCTTTTTGTAATTCTTTTGAAATATTTTCGTCCCAGTCGAAACGCAGTTTTTTATCATGATCTTCACGTCGAACAATTTGTCCTACCCTAACCATGTTTTTTACTTGTGAAATGTTCATGTAATTTCCTAATAAAGCGAGGGGATCCGAAGACCCCCTCTATAGTTAGTTAGGACGCCATAGCGGCCTTGACATACTTTCCGTATTTGTCATGGAACCTGTCAAAGTTTTTAAGATCCTTAGGATTAAATGGCAGTTTGTAAGTAGAAATTGCAACTCTTACACCCATTACAACTAGTTCAGTTTCAAAATTATCCATCATAAAACCAAAGAAATTGTCAGCCATATCATTCCAACCCTTTTCTTTCTTCTTAAATGCTTCTTGAAGTTCATAACACATACTAACGGTTAACGAGTACATAGCACTGATATCAGTGGCTTCCATACTCTTTACCTTGCCTTTTAGTATGTCTGTAGGATTTGGCAGTTTTGAAGCAACCTTACGGTGTGCCGCAAATTTTACTGCCAAGCCTTCTCCGACACTACCTGCCACGAGGTCAGTCAACGTATTTTCTGGCAAGTCGTCAGCGAGAAGTTGGCTCACAAAACTCCATGAACGCGGAGTTGCGAATGCACGTGAACTGCTCTTAGGATCAAAATCATAAAGATCTTGTTTCGCAAAAGAAACGTATCCAACTACATCCGAGTGAATTTTGTTTTCAGTTGCCCAAACTAACCAGTCTTCAAAGTCCACTCGCATTTCTAAGTGAACGAAACGGTTAGCCAATGGAGCCGGCATACGATAAGTTACACCCTTATCAGTTTCACGGTTACCAGCGGCAACGATCATTACGTTATCAGGTAGTGTATATGTACCTACCTTACGATTAAGAATAAGTTGATAAGCCGCCGCCTGTACAGCAGGAGCCGCCGAGTTCATCTCATCCAAAAATAGAATAATTTTTTTGTGCTTTTTAGCCAAATCAGCATCAGGAAGTTCTACAGGTGGTGCCCATGACATAACATTATCATTAGCATTGTAATAAGGCATACCTTTAATATCTGTAGGATCCCACAACGACAAACGAATGTCGATTACGTGTGCTTCTAATGAATCACCGATTTGTTTAATAATATCTGATTTACCAATGCCTGGAGGACCCCATAAAAAGATAGGACGCTTCAGCATCATTGCGTGTTGTACAGCCACCTTTGCTTCATTAGGTGTAACTGAACGATTTTCTGTTACTTGTGTTGACATATTTTACCTCACTTGTTTGTTACTAACTATATGTATATAATACACTCATATACAGAAATGTCAACCAGATTTTCCAATTTTTTTATTAGAAATTTTCCAAAATGAATAGATTAGTCTAGTTCTTTTGCCATTGCACGAGCAAGACCGTACTGCTTGATATCGCCGGCAAACATCATTAAATTTAATGCCATTTTTTCAGAAAATACGCTAATTTTCTTTCGGGTTACATAGTATGGGCAATCAATAAAATGATCTAGGTAAAGAAATACCTGTGGTGTAAATTGAATATCGTTTGGAAATTGGATATCGTAGTTTTTTAATTCTGCTCTTTGAGTAGCAAAATCGAAACCTTCTTTTGTCAATCTTAGTCCGGCATCCCCCTTGCTTCTGATATTTTGCCACCATAACACATGATGTTTTTTCACATGGTTTTCATCAGTTGGTAATTCTGCGGCAATTAGAAATGTTCGGGTGTATGCTTCTTTTTTATCCATTTTCTACTTCACCATTAGTCAACTTTACAACTTTAAATTCTTCTGTTTTAAATGTTGCGTTAAGTTTTTTAGCAAGGTTATGAGCATGACCAGGATTACTAAAGGAAACTTTTTTATACTTTGGACCAGGTGTAGGAGATATAGAATTTGAACTTTTTAGGTTAAAAGGCTTACCTTGATAGAACACCGCCCATATGGCTTCCGCCTCAAGAACCTCTTCGGATCTGTATGTATTCTTATCGGTGTATTTTAACAATACGGTTGGTTTTGGTCTACTCATATACGTAATCCTTCTAGTTAACTACGTATATATTTAGTCTAAATTTCTATAATTTTCCACCATCCATGTTAACGGTGATAGATTCTTCTTGTGTAGGTTTAGAATCTTGCAGTTCAACTAGACGTGCTAGTACCATGCTAATACTATCTGCTAGATCCCTGTATTGTCTTGCGTCTAGTTTAACTTCTCTTTGCTGTGTTTTAGTAGCAATTTTTACAGCATCAAGAAAGTTTTCTATTGCTACGGTATTAAGAGGATTTCGAGACATTTGCTAATACCTGTTTCATTTCTAATTCGGTTGTAAATGGTCCTTTGAACTCGTATCTTTGTAGAGTAATAAGTTTAGGACAAAAACTTTTAACCCAACCTTTAGCAAAACGAATTGTATAATATCCGGCACAATACAAACTTTTACTTTTCTTTGATTTACTAAACAACGGTAAACCTTTTTTAACATCGTATAAAGGATTAAAAGGACGGGTGCTTGTTGGGTAGTTATATACCTCGTTTGGTTGAGTAAACTTTTTAATTTTTTCATTTATTGTTTTTTCAAAAAAGTTTTCACCAAATGTTTGATAGATACTTTCCTCGTTATCAAATTTAATCTTATCCAATCCTCGAATAAAATAATAACAATTTGTATCTTTTTGTAACGTTCCTACTTTTCTGCCTTTATCTTGAACGATCCAAAATTTATTAGGCACTAATTGCTTTGCCTGCATATTCACCTCCATATTTTGCATTTAACGGTTCTGCATAAGATTGTATTTGTTCTGTTATTTTAACTAAATCATACGATCCTGCAAATTTAACTAATCTTACACCTACTTGTTGAATACTTTTATTAGCAGATATTCCTTCTGCGATTGTTACGTTAATTAATTCTTTTATGTTTTCAGGTTGTGCTGATAAATCACAT